CGTAAGGGTTATAGTATACGTGTCTTTTAAACCACTTGTCGAGGTCTTTTCTATGCTTGCTATGCTATTGCCGTTTTCTCCCTTAAGTAGTAATACTTTAAATAAAATATTATTCATGCTTTACCCCCCTTAATTGGTTACGTCGTACTCGACGGTTAAACGCCCTTTCAAAAGCGTTAATACGTCCGAGCCTGCGTTTAACTCTAGGTCGTAAAAGTATCTTGCAGGGTCTAAGTTTTCCGTTTGATCGGGTCTTACCCTACAACAAAACGTAGTAGTATCGGTTTCGCTTTCATATCCAACTTGCGTAATCCCGCCACCCGTTAAGCTCTGCGTAAAATAAGGCGTGTCGTCGTCGTAATGCTCTTTACAAGTAAACGTTATATCCGAGACGGCAAGCCCTGCTAAGCCGACAATTTGGAAATTAAACGCCATGCTGTCGCCTCGTATCATGGTAATATCTTTTCTTATTGCGTTGTAAAAATCGTCCATACAACCCCCTTATATCCAACGGGAGTAATTGTTTATTGAAACCTCTGTAACGTCTCCCGTTATATCTATATTGTTTAACCCCGAGGCAAGCTTAAGGTTTTTATAGTCCCCCGTTACTTGCCTATTAAGGTAGTTTCCGTTAGGATCGTAAGCGTTCATTTTTTCCGCATTTATTATAATAGTTTCTCCGCTACTATCCAAGTCTATTTGTAAAATTTGTGTATTGTTTAGCATAACGCCTATACTACCCATACCCGTTATAGTTAACGTGGGCTTGGAAAAGTAATTACCGCTATTTCTAATGCTTATACTACTAGCTCCCGTGTATGTTTTCTCCGCCTCGTCTGCCGAGTATTTAAACGGCTGTACGTGCATTGTAACGGTTGCGGTCTTAAATCTTATTAACTTTGCTAGGTCTATTTGCTCGTAGATCGCAAAGTTATAATACTTGTCGCTTTCGTTGGAAAAAATAACCGTCCCCGAGCTATTGAAAAAGGCTAAAACGTCGTCTACGTTATAGTCTCCGTACAAGCCTATTTTAAATTGCTTATCGTAGGCGGAAAAGCCAAGGGTTGTAACTATATCCCCGTCTCTTCCGTCTACGGTGTCTATACTTGTACGTATGGGGGGCTTGCTTATCGGCGGTAAGCTCTGTATTAACAAGCCCGCTATACTTTTCGAGGACGTCCCATTTATTATAATATATGGTATCATGTTACCCCCTTTACGTGTAAATGGCGTCCGCTACGGTTTTTTCTACAAAGTGCCCCATTTCTTCATCATCTAGTACAATTTTCATTTGTCCGAGGGCGTCTTTAAAGGCGTTAACTACTTCGTTATAATTGTACTCGTTTTGGCTCTGCGGTACTTGCATATTTTTTATGCTTTCCGCTAATCCAATTAACGGGGTTTCTAGTATCTGCGCTATTTCCTGCGCTACCCTAGAAATCCACCCCGTATTACGCTCTAACGGTATAATTGCCTCTTTACCGTCCTCGCCTGCTACAAAGGTTGCCCCGTCTACTATACCACCCTTGGCAAGTAACGGGATTTCGGGCACGTTAAAGCGTGAAATCAACTTGCTAAAAGGCTCTATGCCTGCTATGCTTACGTTCCTAATTTTGTCAAGCATATTATTTATAGCGTTAAACGGGATCGCTATTACCTTGTTAATGCCTCGTATTATAGCATTTACAACGTTTTTAAATGCGCTTTCGATACCCTCTTTTATACCGCTAAAAATCTTTCCGCCCGTGCTAAATACGTTTTTAACGTTAGTCCACGCTTTAGTAAATACGCTCTTAAACCACTCCGCCACGGGAGCAAACGCGTTTTTAATGCCATTCCACGCGTTACTAGCGCCCGTTTTTAAGTTATTCCACATATTTTTAAAGAAATTTGACACGGGAGTTACTACGGTTGTATTAAACCAAGAGCTTACAGCGTTCCAAACGCTTTTTAAAAACTCCCACGCATTACTAGCGCTTTCCTTTATCCCGTCCCAAAGCCCCGTAAAAAATCCTACTACGGGGGTTATAACATTATCGTTAAACCAAGTGCTTACATTTTCCCAAGCGGTTTTAATTAAAATCCAACAACCCTCGGCAAGTTGAAATATAATCTCAAAAGCTGTACGGTAGAAATCTATAACGGGCTTAAAGTAATTAACGATCGGTTGAAATACGTTTGTATTGATCCAATCGGCGACGGAGCTAAAAACTCCCTTTATGCCGTCCCAAAGCCCGCTAAAAAAGGTTGTTACGTTGCCCCACATTGTCGTTAAGTTGTCCCATGCGCTCGTAAAAAAGCCCGTTATGCTTTCCCATGCTACGGCTACAACGTCTTTTATGTTTTCCCACATTCCTATAAAGAAATTGCGGAAAGCCTCGCTCTTATTCCAAAGCACTACAAAGCCCGCTACTAGCCCCGCTACAAGGGCTATAACTATACCTATGGGGTTAGCACTCATAACAGCATTTAAAGCCGTTTGCGCGATTGTCTGCGCTTTGGTAACGAGCGTTAAAGCTGTCCAACCGTCTTTCATAACCTTAAGGGCGGTTGTATAAGCTACGTAAGTACCTACCGCCGTAGCCATAGCGGTTATAGCGGTTACTACTCCGTCGCTATTATCAATAAGCCAACTAACAACGTCTACAAGCTTACTTAGTGCCTCTACGCCTTTACGTAAAGCAGGCTCAAACTTTTCATATAAAGAAATTTGTACGCCCTCTATTTGGCTATTAAGCGCCGTCATATCTCCCGCTAGAGTGTTATTCATAACGCCCGCCATTTTTTCGGCTGTACCCGTTGAATTTCTTAAGGCGTCCTCGAAATCCTCGGCGCTTGTTACGCCCGCGTTTAAAATAAGATTTAAGCCCTTAATACTGTCTGCCGTAAAAGTCGATTGCAGGGCGCTAGCCTTTTGCGCTGTACCCATGCCGTCGGTTGCGCTTTCAACTTCTTTTAATATCTCGGTTAAATCTCTAAAGTTACCCTCGGCGTCTTGTACTTCTATTAAGGTATCGCCAATAGCTATTTTGCCCTCTTTCATTTTAGAGGTCATATCTCTAACTATGGCGTTAAGAGCTGTACCCGCCTCGCTACCTTTTAAGCCTTGGTTAGCAAGCATGGAAAGTAAAGCCGTTGTCGTCTCTATATCCTGCCCCGCGCTTGCTAAATTTGCGGAGCAATTTTTATAAGCCTCGCCCAACTGTTCGGCGCTTGTGTTGGCGTTACCTTGTGCGTATGCCAAGAGGTCGGCAAAGTAAGCGCTTTGGTCGGCTTGCATACCAAAAGCGCTAAGGTAGTCCGTTACCATGTCGGACGCTCTAGCTAAATCCATACCCGAGGCGCTAGCAAGGTTAAGAACGCCCCCAAGAGCGCTAGCACTTGTATTAGCGTCCCAACCCGCAAGAGCCATATAACCCAAGGCGTCGGCGCTTTCGCTTGCGCTAAACTTTGTTGTACTACCAAACTTTTTAGCCGTGTCGGTTAATAACTGTAATTCCTCGTCGGTAGCTCCGCTTATAGCTTGTACCTTTGCCATAGAGCTTTGGAAAGTCTGCCCCACTTCAATAGTATTACTTACAAGCTCTTTCATCTTGTCAACGGCGCTTGTTATAACGTTTGCTACAAGATTAGCTAACGCGCCCTTAAATACAGTAAACCCGCCCGTAGCACTATCGGCGCTCTTTCCTGCGTCCTCTACGGCGTCGCCTAAATCCTCGGCGCTATCCGCTCCTTTGTCCATTTGGTTAGCAAGGTCTTTTACTTCCCTAGAGGTCTTGGCTACGTCTCCCTCGGCGTTGTTAAGCTGTATACGCATATTAGAAAGCGTTTTAGTGTTCGCCTCTTGGTTAGCCTCGGATTTTTTAAGTTGTTCGGCTAGATCGGCTACTTTGTCCGCCTGCTCTTTGTATTCCTGCGAGGTTGTACCTAACGTTTTCTCTAAATTGCTTAATTTGTCTTTTTCGTCCTCGTACTTTTTAGCTAACTCGTCGTGCTTAGTCGCGTTTTTCTCATATTGCGCGGTCATAGCCTCGTATTGCTTTTTAAGCGTGGCTACTCTATCCTTTTGTACTTCTAGCTTTTTATTGAGAACGTCACTTTTAGCGCTTAATGCCTCAATAGAGGTATCATTTTTACCATATTGCGCCGTTACTAACTTCATTTCGCTAGTAACTTCTTTTAAATTTTGGGTTATATTTTGTAGGGCTTTTCTATATTCACTTTCGCCCGTGAGTTTTACAGCTCCGCCAAAGCTTGTAGCCATAATTTACCCCCTTTAAATCCATTCTTCCGCCTTACGTTGGCGTTGTTTCAACTTCTCGTATGTAGTATGCGCCATTTTTAACGATAATTCAAGGTCGAAATCATCTTTATATAATTGATACTCGGCGTTAAATTCCTTTAGCGTAAGGCGTCCTACTTCATGGTTGGTTAATGCAAGCTTTTTACGTCCAATAAACCGAAACCACGCAAAGTTAATTGTAGGGTCGCTAACTTCGTCGTGGATTATTAGTTTTTTTCGTCACTCTCAACCGCGCCGATTACGGTTTTATTTAGCTTTTCGGTTGCCTCGGCTAATCCTACGTCGGTTAAAAGCCTGCCTACTTGCTTAGTTGTTAAAAGCTTTTTAGGCGTATAGCCCTCTTTGCCCTCGTTGTCCTCGTTGTCGATCTCGATACCCTCGTTAATCATGCAAGTTAAACCAAATATAACGGCTTTAGCGTTTGGCTCTTTCTCGTTGTCGGTAAGCTCTCCCCACTTGCTAACGCTCCCGTACTCGGCTTGTATCTGCTCCATTACATTTAAGTTAAATACTAAATTATAGGTTGTGCCTTTCCAATCAAAAGTAACTTTTTTATCCATTTTCTTAAACCCTTTCTTTAATCGTTAATAAAAGGGGCGGAAATTCCCCGCCCCTCTGTTTGTGATCTCGTTAAGCTGTATAAACTGCGTATAATGTAACGTCGCCCGTAGGGGTATAAGGGCTAGATACGTTAGCGCTTACCGCGTCGTCGGTTGTAGCCCAACCGCTAAAAGTCTTTGTTGACGGGGGAGTAATTCCCGTGCCGTCGGGAAGGGTTACGCTCTGCCCTGCTGTTACTGTTGCGGGTGCAACTGTACCCGTTCCGCCGTTAACGTTGTAAGTAACGGTATAAGTAACAACGGGTGCGCTCATAAGAGATTTAAGGTAAGTAAGCGCGTCGCTCTTTGTGTCGAAAGTCTGTGCAATTCCCCAAGTGCCGTTTTCATCACCAAGCGCGCTAATCATGCCCTCAACCTCGGGAGTTGAAAACTCTACGCTTTCGCCCTTTGTGTTCTCGTCTGCGCTAGGCTCGGAAAACTTAACCTTGTAAAGAAACTCTACCTTATACTTGTAAGCCCCGTTAACCATTTTAGTTACGATCCTACCAACGCCCACATAAGGCGCGGTGTCTGTGCTTGCCTTTGTAACGACAAGTCCGCCCCCTGCGGTTACTTCGGTATCGTGTCCTAAAAGGTCTGCGAAAATAGTTTCGTCGTCGTCTGCTACGCCAAGGGTAATAGTTCCGTTGCTAAAGCTTGTGTCGCTCTCTGCTAACGTATCGTCGGCATAAAGAGTAGCGGAGTTGTTAGTAATTTCTACCGAGCAACTAACCGCCTTTCCAAGCTGTTTAGCTCCGTCATAAGTTGCCGTGCCGTCCTCTCCCTCTGTTAAGTGGGAGTACCAAATATTAGTAAGTCCAATTCTTGCCATTTTATAGCCCTCTCTTTCGTATTATGCGGTTGCACAAACAAGCCCGCTTAAGTTGTACTCGGTTACGTGTTCTACGCCGTCCACGGTAACTACTACGTTAAATTTCTGCGCGTCCTTATCCGTAATTTTAAATACGCCGTTCCAATCGCTGTCGAGTGTTACAAGCCCGCTACCCTCGGACGGGTTTAAACCTACTTTAACCATATCGTAGGTTACGTTAGGATCGGTAGGAATAAACTTTAAAGCTATAAAGTTGCCTGCGCCCCAATACTCCGCAATTTCGCCCGTAGCTAAATACTTAAGGTTTCCAATAATGGCGTTGTTAACAACTTCTACGCCGTCCTGCAAAGCACTTACAAGCGTATTAAATACCGTTGTTGTGCCTGCCTCGGGTCTTACGATAACGGCGGGGTTTAACTCTTCCTTGCTAACAATCACTTTAGCCAAGTCGTCTACAACGTCGCTAATCTTCTTGTTGTCTGCAAGCTCCGCAACGTCTCCGCCTTTTGCCATAAACAACGCCGTTAAAGCCTCTTTAATCGTCATTGTAATTTACCTCTCTTTCTTTTGCAAAGCAAATAGTTTTATGAAAATACCCCGTATCGGTTTCGTACATATCGGCGCTATCTCGGCTTGGTTGATAAGTCCACCCCGCGCCCTGCATAAGCTCTAATATAGCGTCTACAACGTCTATATAGTTGCCCGTGCTGTATATATCAAAGTCGTAAAGCTCCACATAGCCCGCTATCATATCCTCGGCGCTAAATGATTGGTCTTTATACGTTTGCATATACGTAACGTAGGTTGTAGCGTCTCCCTTGTAATATAGATACGCTACGGGGATTGTTACGCCGTTCACGGTAAACCCCGTAAATAGCGTTTGTATTTCTTCGTTAAAATTCATATTGCAACCTCACTTAATATATTTCTTTTGCACGTCTAGCATAGCTTTTTCAATCTGCTTTTTATTAAACGATTTACGCATAAACGGCTTTTTATCTACGTGCGTTGCTCCGTACTCGGTAACATTTGCAACTAACGGGGCAGGCGTTCTTTTACCCTTTTTATTGATAAAGTAACCGTAAAAAGCTACTTTCGTATTTATTCCCCCGTCGGTAGGCGTATCGTAAGTTTTAGTAACCTTTAAACAACGCATTATATTAGAGCCGTGCCAAGTTTTAGGCACGTTATTTACAACGTTGTTGTAAACTGTCTCCGCCCCTGCTTGCGTCATTTCTTCAATCATCTTACGCTCGTTTTCGGTCAACGTCTCAAACTCTTTAATTAAGTCCGTCGGCAATTCAACCGTTAACTTTGCCATTAGTGCGTTACCTCTTTTGCTTGTATTTCTAGCTCTACGTTAGCCTCGTCTATGTTATTCACGTAAAGTATAGTATAGGTTTTACCTCTAAATTTAATTAACATATCTCGGGTTATTTCCGTCGCCTGCGGGTAACGGATCGTAAAGTTAGTTAATGCCTTTTCAAAGTCGCTATCGTTCTTTATAAGGGTGTAACCCCTCGTAGTCTTAACGTCTGCGTATGGCGTCAATATAGCCGTTTCTACGTCCACGGGAAAGCCTGCGCTATCCACGCCTCTAGTTACTTTGTATATGGTTATTTGGTAGCGGTACTTGCCCGCGTTTACGTTTTTATATGCCATTATAATAAATTCCTTTGGTGCATACCTAAAATAGTATCAACAACTTTATTTACGTTAGTATTATC